AAGCGGGCAATTCTGGCCGCTACGTCTTCGTAATTGTCTAAGAAGCTCATTAGCGCACGTCCTTAGCTGCGTGACGTGATACAGCTCGACCACGCTTAAAGCCTTCGCGCTGGCCTTCTCGATAACCGACTGAGTAGCTCATCGCTGCCCAGAAGATCCCAGCTATTATCATCATGATAACTATTGATAACTCGTTCATTACTTGCTCCCGATACTGGGAACGACGTTCGCGCTCCCTATGTAAAGAGTGAAGCAAGAACGCGTCTAGGTCAAGATTCCCGCTTATCTGTCGGCGTGTCGATTGGTGTTTTCGGCTTGGACTTTAATCCATTACCTGCAAGAACTCCGCCTAATGATCCAGTTAAGAAGATCGAAAGAGTCTTTAGAAGATCGATAAAGGCCGCATCGTTCGGAGCTTGTCCGCCGATTGGCTGAGTAACGAAGATAAGCGCGTAAGTAATTCCAAGGGTAACGATCAAAAAGACAGCCGCTAAAGTCGAGCCGATTATAAGAATGAGAGTCGCGTGGACTTCTTCTGGGCTACGGCGTCGGGCTGGGCTGTGGAGCTTCTTCTCCAAGGACGTCGCTAGTACACGTTCCAGTAGGGACGCACTGTGGCTCTTGGCATTCTGGCTTTTGCCAGTTCTCGTATTCTTGGCATTCATAGCGAATCCAACCCTGATAACCACACGCAGACAGGCCGACCGAAAGGATTAAGGCCAGACCTGCCGCGAGTAGTCTCCGAGTCACTTCCCCGATAACCCGAAAGCTGAGTCTTTAGGATTAAGCCAGCGCAGAACGACAGGCAGAACAGCGGCTAGACCAGCCATTCCGATCGCCTTGGGATCTTGTACGCCCGCCATGTAAACAGCTATAGACGCAGCTAAGAAGCTACGCGCCCAGCTTGCGAGTAATGGTTTTAAGCTTGCCATTAGTTTTCTCCTTCTTCGGCTTCGCTGCCGATTGAGTAGGTACTTCGACGATCGGATAATCGCCAGCATAGGCCACGAACTTAGGACGTCCGAAGCCTACGATCTCTTTACCGCTCCCGAATGCCCGCTCTTTAATCATGACCATTCCGCCGTTACGTTGATCGCCAGTTCCCGAAGTGTTTCCCTCGATGGTAATAACCGACTTCGATTTAACTCCGACGACGATTCCGATGTGGCTAATACGGTCGACGCCATCATGCGGAAAGTCCATGAACGCAAGATCGCCGATCTTCGGCTCTATCGTTACGAAGCGGCTTACTTCTTTAAGCTTATGCGCGCCCGCAGCTGTAGAGACCATCGATGGAAGCTTTACGCCCGCTGTATGGAAGCACCAATTAACGAATGATCCGCACCATGGAAGACCGTCGGCCTTAGTAAACTTTCCGTACTTGGTTAAGTTATCGCCTTCTTCTACTGTACCGACTTCCGCCAGTGCTACTTCTACGACGGCCGCAGCCGTTCCGATTGGATAAGTCATGGAGCTACTGGGATCTCGATTAGACGTGGATTAACGTTAGAAGCTGGAAGATCGCGAAGAGCTTGTCGATAAGTTGCCCACGCAGCTTTATCGACTGGGGCGTCTGCTACTTGCGTCCAGTCCGATTTGATTAGTTCGCTGTCGCGCCACTTACGAATCCGCTTAAATAGTTTATCTGTTGGGTCATCTGCCATAACTTCCCGAAATCCATCAAGCGTGTGAATTGTGTCCAGTATCTTCGTCATTAGGCTACTCCGTACACTAGTTCGATGTTAAAGAAATCGCCATTGCCCCAAGTAAATGGCAATGTGCTTTGCAGACTTGTAGTTGAATTATAGAAAAAAGCAACATTGGATGCGCCACCGCTTTTTCGTGATGCTAAGACTGTATATGCTGCTACTGCCGCATCTTCAACATAACCTGCAGCAGGATGTCCTGCAGCAGACCCACTTAATTCATAAGATGCAAAAGGTAAAGAGAAACGCCACTCGCCAGTTCCAAAAGTTGTAGTGCTTCCAGCTACAAAAACTATTTGCACAATTACATTTTTTCCTACTTGCAGATATTTTCCGCTTAAAGTGCCGTTACCGATTGCTGGCGCAGTTCCAGCAGCAGTCCAAGATGGCGTGTAACTTGTCCAATCTGATGAATACTTCAATCCTGTTGCAGTTGATGAATCAACTGTAAGCACTGTGTTATTTACTGCACCTACAGCTAACCGACTAAAAGCGTCCGCGCCAGTTCCAGCAATAAGATCACCTTTAGCGTCGATCGCTGTCGCCATGGAGTTAGTAATCGTTACAGCTCCAGAAGTACCGCCGCCAGAGATTCCAGTTCCAGCCGTTACAGCTGTAATGTCGCCGACATCGTTAGTAATCCACGAATAATCTAAATCTGTGTTAGAAGCCTTGGCTAGAATCTGTCCAGTCGTTCCGCCTTTAAGATCGACGAAGTCTGTGTCGATCGCTGTTCCAAGAGCGGCGATCGCTGTCGCGCCGTCTTTAACAAGGTCTGTCGATTGTGGAACTGGAAAATTAAAGTTAGGCGTTACCGTTGCCATCTATGCCACTGCTCCTGTCGCGTCTTCCCAAATGAGAGTCGGGTTAATTGTATTCCATGACTCGGCCGCTGACACTTGATTCCATCGGAGTGTCACTTGTGAGAACTCCAGCGGCGAAGCGTTTATCGTAATGAATAGCGAGTTATAACTGGCCCTAAATGACCAGCCTTCGACGTAACCCTCGAAGACAGTGTCGACGATGTTAGGCGGAAGATCTGTAACGCGTAGCGGCATTCCCATAAAAATCTTTAGAAGTGCGTCGCGGTCTGTGTCGTCGATGTCTGGAGAAGCGATAGGGAACTCGATCGAATCGAAGAATGCGCGTGGATAAGCTTTAAGCTGTAGCCGTCGAGCTAGAGCCAGAATCGCGTCGGCTGTCTTCTCGATGTTCGTGTCCCAGATTTCGGCGAACTTACCGAACTGGGAGATAGAAGCTAAATCGCTGTCTGTAAGAGTAGAGCCGTTATCGTAATTAACGGTAATAAAGTTTCGGACATCGCCGCTTCGGGTAACTGACTTTAAGCCGACGCCGATTCCCTGAGTCGCTGAGATTTCGGTGTACCCATTAGCTGCGAGATAAGTCTGTCGATGTAATGCGTCGGCATACCCGATTCGGCCCGAGCCGTCCTCGAAGAGATAACCGAGACCAGACTCGGCGATTTGACTGGCTAACGTGTAGCTAGATACTGGATCGGCTGCCCTGTTAACCATTTCATACTGCCCAGGCTGATCGATCTCGCCTAGTCCTACGTTCTCCGCGTTGGCCCATGTGGTCGTCGGATCGTACTGATACCACTGTAAAGCGGGAGCTACTTCGTTCCAGTTATTAAGAAGTAAATCGGAGAGAATGTTAAAGATTTGAGTTCCGTCGTAGTCCTTAGCTAAAGATAGTTCCCAGTTAGCCCGAGCCAGTTTAGACAGCGCGCCGAGTGCAGTAATGCGGGCAGAAGTAACATAAGTCGTCGCTCCAGCTGACACGACGCTTATCTCGATGTCGCTGATAAAGCCGCCGTAGAGATCGACATAAGTTCCCGTCGAATCTTTAATCGAAATAAGGATCTCGTTACCTACTGTAAACGGGTAAGAAGTATTCTCTAAGTTAATAAGCTCGATGTAGCAATAGCCCGCGACTGGCTGCTCATAGACCGAAGTTCGGCCGCTAGTGATCTGGACGCTGGCAAGCGTTACGCCTTGATAATCGACGCCATTTATAAGAACGCGCCATTCTGGATTCCAGAGTGTCACGCGAACGCACCCGATCCAAGAGTTCCGCGATAGCTGGAATTATTAAGAACGTTAATGATCGCTCGGGCTGTACCTTCTGGGTCGATCGCGCCGTTAACAGTTAGGTTAATGACTGAACCGCGACCGCCGCCGAGTGAATGATTCGGAGTAATCATTCCGCTACGGCCGGGCGTAAATAGTTCTGGGCCTTGCTCGCCGACTATGTAAGAAGTGCCCGAAGTTACTGGGCCGCCCGCAGCCTTAAATCCGCCGAAGACCTTGTCGATAACGTTGCCGATTCCCTGCACGATAGGATTATCTTTAACTAACTTAATGAACGCTTTAACCTTATCGATCATGTCGTCCAAGAAGTTAACTACCTTAGAGACGCCAGTAATGACGGCGGAGATAGCTACGCCAAGAACCTCGAAAGCTACCTTTAAGACTGTTCCGATCGCTGGCCCCATGGTGTCGCGCACGAATGTAGCCACTGACTTAAAGAGAGTAAACAATGGCTGAAGATCGGTACTGTTCGCATTGATCGCGTCTTTAATCGTGTTAAAGGCATTTTTTAATCCTGTTAATGCTGGGCCGAAAACGTTGACTAAAAACGGCCAGATGTAATCAATAAGGAAAGCAGTCCAAGCCTTAAAAGCTGGAATAACAAAATCCACGATCACTGCTTTAACATCATCTAAAGGAGATTTAAGTTTAGAACCTAATCCGTCGGCCATTAGTGAAAGAGCTGGAATAACCTTATTAACGAACGAGCTAACCAGTGGAGTAAGAGCGTCAAGTACGAAAGAACCTACGGTCTCTTTACCTTCTTGGAAAGCGATGTTAAGTCGATCTAACTTTCCTTGGAATGTGTCGGCCTTGGTAGAAGCTTGATTCTCGAAAGTATCGGCGAGCTTCTTAGTAATCTCGTCCATCGAAAGAGTCTTTAGCTGGGCAGCTGAAAGTCCTACGCCAAGCTTTCCAAGAGAGGCCGTATTGCCTTCGGTCGCCTTGGCCAGAGCATTAGTAACCGCTTCGAGCGACTTACCGCTACCCGCCGAGATGTCTAAGGCTAGAGCTTGGAGTCTCTGCGCTTTATCTACATCGCCAGTAGCGCGAGCTAATCTTTCCAGCGATGGACGAAGCTCGTCGTCTGTAACTCCGAACGCGAGCGATGTCTGGGTTATGTAACCCTCGGTCGCCTTGATCTGGGCATTCGTCGCGCCTGTAACGTTCTTTAATGTTAAAGCGAGTTTCTCCTGAGCGGCTGCGTCTGCGATCGCTGACTTCACGCCATCGATTAGAAGCTTTCCCGCGTAAGCTGCGGCCGCCACTGTTGCAGCTGCGAAAGCGGCAGCGGCTACCTTGCCGAACTTGCCGATCTTGCTAGAGAAGCCTTCGACTTCTGTTTGTGCGCCTTTAACGCCCTTCTTTAATTCGTCGAAGTCGGCGTCGAAAGTTATCTTTACTTTTGGAATGCCAGCCATTAGTCGAGACCCACTTTCTTAATTATTGCCTGAACTATGTCGATGTATTCTTTCGCGACGATTGGCGTGTAATAGTCAACAGCTGGAGAGATCCAGTAGCCGCGCTTATTACGCGGGGCCTTAAAGCGATCGGTATAAGCGCGCCCGATTGAGTCCGTACCGCGACCGCCGCCGAACTCTGTTCCCCAGAGCAGCGCGCCCGCTGGAGCTGCGCCCTGTCGGACTTTATTACCTTTACCGCTCTTAGAAGCTTCTCCGCCGTACTTGCGGCCGACCTTCTTAGGGCCACCGATGTCGACGCGAATAAGTCGATCGCGTTTAGCTGTAATTGTCTGAGCTACGAGCTTAGTCTGTGGAGCTGGCGCACCGTTCGCGCTCATCATGAGCTGACCCGCCAGACGCTTCGATAGTGGAAGAGCTGCGTCGCGGATCTCGTTCTGTGTTTCTTTATCGAGAAGATTAAGAGTCTGGATCAAGTTTTTAAGCGCGGCTGGCT